GGTAGCTGTAGTGGCTGTAGCCGCGTTTCCTGTACACGATCCAGAAGAACCAGACACGTTACCTGTAACGTTACCCGTTAAAGCGGCTGTAATCGTACCGGCAGTAAAGTTACCAGACGCATCGCGTGCCACAATTGTGGAAGCCGTATTTAAGTTAGTAGCGTTAGACGTTACAGTAAACGTTGCTGCGGCAGAACCGTTATAAGTTGTTGAGCCTGACAAGCCTGTGCCGGATGTTGCCAACGTCAAAGTGTTCAGGTTAGAACCCAAAGCCACGCCAGAGATTGTGCCAGCCACCCAGCTAAATGCTGAACCGGTGTAGTTCAAAACATAGTTTGTACCTGAAGCCGCAGTGATAAACGAAGTTGTACCCGAAGCGGTTTGATACGGGATCTGTAAGTTAGCACCGCCAGCCAAGTTAGTAGCTGTAGTTGCACTTGTGGCTGCACCGGTTAAAGCCGCCGTAATAGTGCCAGCAGAGAAGTTTCCAGAGGCATCACGAGCCACTACCTTGGAAGCGGTATTTGCGGAAGTCGCGTCAACGGTTGCTGTTACAGCAGCAGAGCCGTTAAAACTTGTACCTGTCAGGTATGTACCCAAGGTTAGGGCGTTAGCCACTGAGCCAGCAGAGCCAGAGATGTTGCCTGACACATCAGAGCCGGAGATTGTTCCCCAAGCGGGAGCTTGAGAGGCTGCGCCTGTACCGGTCTGAGTTAAAAACTTCTTCGTGGTCGTAGTGTTACCCGCCAAGGCAATCAAAGTATTGGCTGCGCTTGAATAAATTGTGTCGCCAAGTGTGTATGCGTTTAAACCTGTACCACCGTTGGTAGCGCCCAGAGCACCAGACACTGCGTTTGCTTGGTTTAAAGCAACTGCGTTCCACTCAGGCAATGTGCCTGCACCGTTCACTACCAATGATCTGTACGCAGAACCAACAGCAAGTTTGCTCCAAGTATTGGTAGCAGAGCCGTACAGCAAATTTCCGGTAGTAACAGTGTTTGTGCCTGTACCGCCGTTTGTAGCAGGTACTGTGCCGGTCAAAGATATTGTTAAGCCGGTGACATCAATGTTTGTGCTGCCAACGTAATTCAGTTGGTCTGAAAACTGCGTAAACGGAAGCGAAGTTGTACCGACCGTAATTGTTGCTGTCTGAGACAAAATAAACGCACTGCCAATATTGACTGAGCCAGCCGTTACAAAGAAGTAAGCATTGTTGGCAATCTCGCCAACACCGGCGGTATCAAAGTCTGTAGCGCGAGTCAGTATGTATGGAAGGATTCCGCTACCTGTTTGAGTAACCGTGTAGCAACCGTTGTTTGCCGATGCAACTTCATTTTGAATTAAAACTCGCTGGGAAGTGGTGACAGCGTTACCGTCTATTGAAAGCGCCCCATTAGCCACAGCCGTTAGCGTAGCACCTACACCTGAAGCGCCATTACTGTATGTATTTGTAGGTAGGGCTGCGGTTGTTGCATAGACCACAGATGGGTGTACGGTAAAGCCTGTTGCGGCAGCCGAGTCCACATATTGTTTAGTAGCGGCTTGTAAGTTTAATGTTGGGTTGGCGTTCAGTAATACTGTTGAGCTAAATGTAGCTGCGCCTGTTGAGGTAAATGCGCCGCCAACAGTCAAACCCGCTTTAGTCAAAATAGATTGGTCGGTACCGGAAACACGTGCAGCCCAATTTGTCGTAGCCACACCACCCGCAAATAACAAAAGGTCTTTGGCTGCGGTGCCTGTACCAATAATCATCTCACCGCCATCGTTATAAACGTAGGCTGATCCGGCGGTAAAGATGGGGTATGTGGCATCTGAGTAGTTAGAACTTGTGATACCCATGTCCACAAAGTTATACGTGCCATCACCTAAGTTGTTGTATGCAACAATGTCCGTAGAAGCCGCAGCACCACCATTCAAGTTCTGTGCGTAAAGCTGAGCATAACTGTTAACGTTAGCGTATAACTCGGCCAAAGCCGCGCCAAATGTGGTGTAACTCGTAACGCCTGTACCAACCACTGTGACTGGGCCGCCGTCAATCAGGACGTTACCACTTGTTTCTTCGTAAATAGCTTTGGAAGATGGGTATGTACAGAAGACATCTACCGCGCCTGTAAAGTTAACCAACGCACCCGCGCTAGAAGAAGACAGTGGTGTAGCGTTACGGCTTAATGTTGTGCCGGACGATGTGTACGTACCGTAATTAACTTCCCACGCACCAGACGCGGAGTCGACAATAGCAAAGTAAGTAACGTTTCCGTTACCAATGGCAGAGAAAGCTTGGAACCCTGTCGGCGTTGTAAGCAGAGTAATCGTGCCTGTGCCGGGGTTGGAAGCGGTCTGTTTAACCCGATCTTTTAGAACGATAGCCATTTTAAATCCTTACGACGGAAGGTTAATCCAACCGGGTGTTTGAGTGTCATCTATATTTTGCCAGTTTGGAGCCTGCGTATCAACAATACTGCCCCACACAAGTACATTGCCAATTGACACTGTCAACTGAATACCCGTCACGTTTGCGTTAACCGTTTTAATAGCCGAGGATGTTGCAAGCGCGGTGGCTAATTCTAGTATGGAAGCGTTGGAAGAGATAGTCGCTGTTTGCCTACCAAGTCCAGTTGCTGCTTCTGCAACACTCACCGAAAAAAGCCGCCCGCCACTTAATGTTGCTACACCTGCCGCAGCTTCTGCAATAGCCGCCAAAACCGTAGTAATAGCTGATTGAGTAGCCGATGCTGTGGCAGCTTCCGCTTGAGTAGCCAACATGGTTCCAATAGCCGTTTGTGTAGCCAGACCTGTAGCAGCTTCTGCCCTAGCCGCATTTAACGTAGATGCCAAAAAGTTTGTAGTGGCCGCGCCGCTTGATGCACTAGCTTGGATAGCCGTCATTACGTTGCCGTAACTGCTGACTGTAGATACGCCAGAACCAGCTTCATTTTGCAAGCCACCTTTAATAACGCTAGGCACCACAACAGTGGCTGCGCCTGTACCAGCTTCAGACAAAGATGAGGCGAACGTTGCCCCGCCTAGAGCGGCGAAGGGTGTCTGGGCAAATGTGACATCTCCAAACACCGCACAGTCCTATCAAGAACCAGTCAGCGAGAACGAGTAAGTAACGTTCAGCGTGTCGCCTGAGTCAACAGACTTGTTACCGCCAGTAAAGCTACCAGCAGAGAACAATGTGCCTGAAGTGCCAGAAGCTGCGGTACATAAGAACGCGCCAGCCACAACTGTGCTGTTAACCAACATGGCGTAAGAAACCGCTGTCGATGTAATTACCGAAGGATTAGCAGAAGTTGATGTACCAAAAGACACAGCAGGGCGGTTGCCTGTGTAAGCAGTACCGGGAACCAACTCAGTCCAGCCACTGTGTGAAGCCAAGGTGTTACCAGCAGCGTAAGTGGGGGAAGTCGCGCCACTCACCAAACCCAAGTAGAAAGCTGCTGTGTAGCCAGAACCTTTGAAGTACGTAGTGTTCATGCTGACCAGACCTTCGTTCACAACCAAATTGTGGAAAGTCTCAGTCCATTTGACTTGACCGTCTGGGCCTACGCAAGTTGCGGTAAATACACCGCCAGCACCAACGCTTTCAGACGCCGTGCGGTTTGTAATCAAAGAAGCCGTGACGCTGTCTTGGGCGATAGAAATTTCGTTGCTCATAGCGAGTCCTTAAGAAATGCGCACGATGGCGCTGTTGGCATCGGGGGTTGGGAAGATGATTTGAAACGTATCGTTGCTTACTGTCTTATCAGAACCAAAGTCCAAAACTGCAACTGATTTGTTACCCTGTGTGGAGTTATAAATCAAAGCTGCGCGGGCGGTAAACGTGGCGTTTGTCCAACTTGTATTTGCAAATGAAATATACGCAGTTGGAATGGACAACGAGTTGTTACCGGAAGTTGGGCTTATTGAAATAGTCAGCGTGTTACCACCAGCCGTGTATCCAGTACCTGTCACTTCACCAGAGGTTGTATATACCGTGGTATCAGCGCCAATGTTAGCTGCTGCCGTATATAACGCAACCTTAAAGGTGTTAGCCGATGTTGGGCCAAAGTTGTGAACTGCTTGAAGCAGTTGAACTTTAAAACTCGTCGTTGCTGTTTGCAGAATTGCCATATCAAGTCACCTTTTGTCGGAACTGTCCAGAACGATATGCGTCTTGACGCTCCATACCATCGCCCAAACGTTTTGCTAGGGCAAGAGCTTCCTGATACTTAGTGTTATACAGCAGCATCATGTCTTGCTCACCCTTCATGTAGGTGTAAGCCTCAACTAAAGAACCGTACAAAAGTACAGAATCAAAGTTGTCACCAAGCCATGTTGTACCCGCAGTAACAATAGACTGTGGGTAGTAGTAATAGTGAAGCTCCACAACGTACGTGGCATCTGGCGTTGGGCCAAGGATAAACGACAACTCATTAACGTCATTTGTCTGAGAGCCAAATAAAGCGTAGTACCGGGGTAAACTCGTATCTGTAGGGATAGGGTACGCTTGACGAATAAAATTAACGTCTTTATTTAATAAGTACTCATACGCGCCCGTGCCATCTACAACTGCCATCGAATACACAGCCAAGAAGTCACTTGGACAACCCAGATATTTATTGTTTGCTGACGTTGCGCCCGTCACATTTTTGCGGATAGACGGAAATTGAACCGTATTGTAAATACGCTGCTCAGCCTGCTGAACGAACACGGGTATCTCAGCGATAAAACTCGCTTCGGTATTCTCCGTATACGCCTCAATAGCGGCGGTAAGCTGCGTATAGTTCATGCCATTGGGCCTCGAGACATCAGGCCTTTAGTAGCTGCACCTGTACCGCGCATCTTGATGCCGGTTGTTTTAACTTTTTCATCACCAGCAGACTTGCTGATGTTACCAATGCTTACGTCATACTCGTCAAGCTTGCTTTTGTTTGGGCGTGCGGCAAGCTGGCTTGTAGCTTCTTTAGAACGGTCAACATAAGCCGAAGCTGGCTTATTGTTACGGTTAGCCCCAGTCTTAACTGGAGGGCTATTTTTTGTAGTGGGTTTAACTTGTGCGACCATGATTAACCTCGTTTCTGGTTTGCTACGCGAGCCAAATTGCGACCGACTTTCATCATCGCTTCGCTGGTTACACCCGCAGATTTTTTGACGCCTTTAGCACCGCTTTCAATTCCAACGGTAGGGCCGCTATCGCCAAGGTTTGTGCCTTTGGTTTTACCTGTTTTGGTAACGCCGTCTGCTGCTTTTCTGAATCCCATTTTAAGCTCCTATTTGTATCGTTACTGTACCAATTTGTACACCTAATGCCAAGTAGTTTGGTGTTAATACACTATCAAAGTTTCTTGACCCACCAACTGGATTCCAGCCCCACTGAATATCCCGAGAACCGCCTGTGTTAAACCCAGCCGCGTCTTGTGCTGTACTGGTCGAGTTTACTATCTGCAATCCATTTGTACCAGCCGTATAGTAGGTTGTGTCCCTACGTGGGTTGCGTACTGCTTGTGGGTCATCAACCGGATACATACCCAGCAACAACTGTGGTTGATCTGGATCCCAGCACTCAGGGCACACAAGCAAGTTGTAAATCTTGGTCTTCTGAATCTCTTTACGAAGCGCCGTTAGTTTGAACTGAAAGCCACAGCGATCGCACATGGCGATACTGTTCTTACCTGAAGCAAACCTATTGCCCATTTACGTACCGCTTCCAATAAACATTTGCCTCGGCACAAACCGCAAGGACGCATGTTCTTGATCTTCACCTGCGGCCAACTGCCAAGCTTCGTCGTATTGAGCTTTGAGGACTTCCAAACGCTGAGCGCCGTTCTCTACCTTAAGTGCAAGATAGTAGGCGAGTCCAGCAACCAAGCAGGGCAAGAAACGGAAAGGTACATCCATAGTCCGAGTGCCGCCGCCTGCGTCATCAATACGGCGCATGCGCCAATAAACAAATTGGTAGGTCTGTGATCCATCAGGAGTCGGCCAAACAGTGACGGATGGCAAGTTTTGTGAGTAAACGTCTGTAGTGTCTGCGTGTTGATCTGCTATGGTATTGTTCTGACCACGGAAGCAGTTCATCAACTGATTGCCACTGATGTAGCCGTACTGCACGGTCTCAGCGCCAATTAAAACAAAGCCAGTAGCAGGCAAGCCAAGTGCAGAAACTAACGTAATCGTAGTAGCTGTAGCGGAAATACCACCGCTCAGCTTAGTTCCAATAGACGACGTTTGGCCATCTAAACGTTGAAACCACACCTGAATTGGGCGTGCTTGCTGCATCTTATTAGGGATTGTGGCGTACGTAGAAACACTAATACGAGTAATTGTCAGGTCAGACTGCGTAGAAGAGTTGCCTGCACCCGTGCGAATTACATGTTCTAACAAATCCACGGTATCGTTTGGTAGGGCGTAAGTCGCTAAACCCTGAGTAAAGGTAAGCGTACCCTGCTCAAACGTCCACATGTTAACGCCACGGTTTGCCCAGTCTGCAAAAAGAAGATTCAAACTTCGTCTTGCAGTACGCAGGTCGTAGCCCGTGCGAAGTTCAGAGCCCGCACGCTCAAACGCTTCCTCAACGATCTCCGTGAGGTCAAGATTAAACGCTGCAACTCCAGAAGTGGTCATTTAAAGCTCTTAAGAGTTTTAGCCAAACGCGCACGCTGCCCCATCTTACCGGGTTGTTTTGCAGCGGCGTTTAGCTTCTTTGCAGGAATTTTTTCACCAGCTTTTACACCCAAAGATGCGCGCAGTGCACCGGACTTTTTGATTGCGTTTTGAATCCATTTTTCAGCCATTATCTAAACCCCGCTGTTTTCTTTGCAATAGTTTTTGGTTGTGCTACGAATTGTTTTCCGGCTTTTTTGCCAGCACGTTTCGCACGCGTTGTCGCAGCGTATTCACTAGGGCTGAGACTTTTGATCGCAGCGCTTGGAAGGTATCGTTCACCCGTGTCAGAAGATTTCTTACCACTTTTGGTTCTCCATTTCTGGTCGCCCCAGTCCTTCAATGATTTCTGAGGCGCTTTCAATCTCGATAACCCCCGCCAGCCGCTTTGTACTTCTTGGCAACTAGCTGAGCTTTGCGGGCTGACCACTGACCTGCGCCGGTACCCTGTGTTGCTGCGGCCTTTACTTGAGACACAATCCTCTTGCGAAGACTAGGCTTTGTGTAATTGCCAGCAGCGTTAACTTTACCACCTTCAGCATACTGCGTGAAGTCAGTGTCATCCCGGCGAGCTTTGCGTTTGCCTTTGGGCATTTTGCTGGACATTATGTCGCCCATTCCACGGGATGCCATCATGATTACACCATCTTTCCGCGTGTTTTACCTTTGGTACAGCAGCCATCAGCACGACTAGAAGCAGTCAAACCGCCTTTAGCTTTTTTGCTTACGGATGCACCGTCAACGTCCTGTGGTACAGGCATGCCTTCACGGAAGACTGAGTCTTTAGGCGCGGTCTTCTTAGGTGCTGGTGCCTTGGGCGTGGACTTCTTAGAAGCCGGTACGCCTTCAGGGTCTATGGGTGGTTTACCCATTTCAGCGGTGTAGACTGGATCGGCCATGGCTTAGCACATCTTCCCGCGAGTCTTACCCTTTACAGCAATACCGTCGGCACGCTTAGAAGCGGAAGAAGTCATACCACCGGACGCCATCTTTGTAGATCTTTCTTGAGCCCTGCGTTCTGCTGGTGTTTTAAAGTTGCGGAAGTAATCAGAAATTGATGCACCCACTCCTTTAACTTTATCTATTGCCGCGCTTCTATTGGCAGAAGCTTCTTCTGACGAAGGAACCCTACTAGATCCCAAGCGCTCACTAACAGATCGCATATCAGTTGTAGTACCGGCTCTAGCGCGATCACGGCTTAACTTCATGCGGTCAGACAAAGACAACTTGGTCTCGTCAACTGGGGTTGCGGCTGCTTTAGAAGTAGGTGCGGATTCGGCTTTAGTTACAGTTGTACTCTTAGTTGTAACTTTGGGAGCGGCCTTTGGCATAGCTTTAGGGGTGGCTTTTACAGTTTCGGAGGTGCCAGCGGAACCACGACTCATAGAGTCCGCAATATCCATTGCTTCCTCGGATTTATTGGCGGCTTCCATAGCATCCATTTCAACTTGGCTGCCATCCTCACCATTAAAGCGTTTCATTTTACGTTTCATGTTTAGCTCCTTAGATTAGCAGGCCTTGCCGCCCTTGTTCATCTTAATCATTGTGCCTTTGGTTTTACCCTTAGACACAACACCGTTTGGTGTTTTGCCGGTTTTTACAGTGCCCATCTTAGATGGCATACCGCCTTTTTTAAGCTTCAAAGATGTACCTTTGCCGCCCTTATGTTCTTGTGCATCATGCTGTTTGAAGGCTTTTTTAATCATGGCTTTGTCTTGCGACTTGTCCATCTTCATGTCTTCTTTCATATCGCTCTTAGCCATACCGCCACCTTTCATGATTGACATCTTCCCGTGAAGAGTCTTGGGTTTGTTAATCTTTTGAAGGTCAGGACGGGCGTATCCGCCAGAGCCAAACTTCTTCCCTTTATCCGCTTCGTTAAAGTCTTTCCCTACACTTTGCGGAATTCCTACCTTCTTGGCAAACGCAGGGTTATGTGCAATTGCTGCCATGAAGTTGTGTTGTTTTTTACTGGTCGACGGCATCGTCAGCCTTCTTTCTTTTGAAAAGGGTACTGAATTCCTTGCCGGTGGCCATCTCGTAGATACGCATCAAGCCTACAACTGCGCCAATAAATCCAAACACAGGTGAAATTACCTCAAAGAAAGTTCCAACAGTCGTGAATATTGCCACAACGTCTAGAATGTTTTTTACATTGTCTGTATGTTCAGTCATACCATCCGCCCTTTTGTCTTGCCTTTTGTAGCGCAGCCGTCAGCCGCAGTTACATAGCCACCATCCGCGCAGTTCCACGCCCTAAGAGACTTATTGATCCGTGAATCCGGGTCGTTGGCCGTCTTTGCGCTGGTCAGTTTCTTTTTCATTCCACTCATCCTCGCACAGAAAGAGTCGCGCCGGGAGCCGCCTTCGGGCTGGGGCCGTTTTAAATTCATGCCTTGCGCTTTCGCAGAGGCTCGCCCTTTGGCGTTCAAGCCGCCATTTGGGTTCTTGCCTTCTGATCTCTGCCATGCGGGACTCTTAGCCATAA